CCGCCACCTGTCGCACTAATTTGTGTTACATCACCGTCAGACTTCACAATAAGAGGCTTGCCTGCGGTAATTGATCCGCTGGCCTTAGCCTTGAACCTTCTTGGTAGCGTGTCACCTATTACTTTCATTCTTTCACCACCAGTTCAGTAGCGGATATGGCTGTACCGGCTAGGACAGACGGCGACCCTGCTGTAGTGCTTAGTGTGCCGTCAGTCTGAACGAAGTATTGCTGGCCTGCTGTCAGGCTGGTCTGGTTACGGTCTATGCAACCGACTATGCCAATGGTTGAGTCCTCGTTGTCAGCGTAGGTATCGGCGGCGATGCCTATGTAATTTTCTGAGGTAAGGTTCGTAGACGTGCTGGCATTTTGAAAAATAACGCCTGTGCCGTAGTCTGAGTTACCCGAGTCTGCATATTGGATGGCAATCACATTTTCATTGCTATCAAAGCAACAGCTTAAATAGGCCACATTTGCGCTTTCAAAAACTGTCTCTGTGCCTACCGAAAATCCTGTGCCACTAATCGTGACAGGAACCGCAGTGCCGTAGTTTGAATTGCTTTCATCGTCATAAATAACGACTACTTTGTTTGCGTTGCTGTCAAATGTGCAAGACGGATCACGAGACTCACCACTATTGATGTCTGCCGCAGAGCCGAAGGAAATGCTTGTGCCAGAAACTGTGCCAACAATTCCACGATGATCGTTACCTTGTTGATAACTGATAAAAACTTTGCCCACATTACTGTCGAAGGTGATCGCAAGGTATTCTTTTATCGCGCTGGTTTCAAAAGTAGTTTCTGAGCCAAATGAGATAGCCGTGTCACTCACGGTGCCAACGACAGCTTTCCCTCTTGATGCATTGTCTTGGTCTTGATAAGCGATTACGACTTTGTTGTTAGTAGAATCAAAGGTTGCCACGTTGAATTCTGATCGACCCGACTCATAGACAACGGGCGTTCCAAAACTGATAGAAGTGGAGCTGACTGTGCCAACCGCCGCAGTGCCAGCATTAGAATTTCCACTATCTTTGTAGCATACGACCACTCGATTATTTGATGTATCAAAAGTAATGCCCACCTGTGATACGTTGGCACTTTCAAAAACAGTGGCTGACCCGAAAGAAATACTGGTCGAAGACACGGTGCCAACAATTGCGGTTCCGTAATATGAATTACCACCGTCTCTATAGGCAATGACCACTTTATTATTGTTTGTATCGAAAGTGGCTGAAACATCTCCACCCGTCTGTGCGCTTTCAAAAACAACGGGCGTACCAAAAGATATTGTGGTTCCACTTACAGTCGCCACGACAGCGGTGCCGTAACCAGAATTACCGTAGTCGCTATAACAAAAAACAACTTTGTTGTTACTGCTGTCAAACACGCTGGCGTGTTCATTGGAGTATGCGGCGGCACTCACAAAGACTACAGGGGAGCCAACACCTTGGCTTACGCTACTTTGAGCAACTTGCGCTACATCACCATCAGCCTCAACAATGACAGGCTTTCCAGCCGTAATCGCGCCTTCAGCCGTAGCGGTGTAATAGGCATCAATGATGTTGGGGTCTTTGCCCAAGAACTTCATGGCTCAGACCTAGCTAATTTCTTCGTAGCTAACAAAAACCTTCAGATCGTTCGCGGCACTAGCCGTTGCGCCAATGCTTTTGTCCTCTTCCAGATAGAAAGCAGTGTTCTTATCGAAGGCGACAAGTGTCGAGTCTTGCGGAACTGATACGGTTTTGAGCAGTTCCGTAGCCGTCCCACCAATGTCATCTTGTGAGTAATAAGAAAGCGTAATATCTGCCGCGACGGAGCCATCGACGTTAGCGACTAAAATTGAATTGACCTTGAAAACCTTGCCAGAGCTTGCGGCGTTAGAAACCACGGCGGTAGCGTTGGTGTCGGTCAAGTTCACTACCGCAGACTTGCCTGTAATAGTGGCGACATTAACAATGTTTGGTGCGGCCATGAGTTATCTCCTATCCGAAAACGATGGCCATTGCTATGGCCTTGCCCGTAGTTGCAAAACTGCTACTGAAGCTGAGTTTACCGCCAGTGGTTGATACCAGCGCCTCGCCATTTGTGCTGGCGACGGCATCAGGCAGTTCGAGTGAGTACGTTGCAGAAGCGCTATGCGGCGGTCCCTTTAACGTGACTCCGTGAGAGTTACTTTCACAATTGAAGCGAATCGTGCCCGCGTTTGTGTTGCCATACAGCTCGGTAAAGCCAGTGCCATTTGGGAACAACTGGATATTTCCGTTGGTGTTCGTGCTTTTTACGGCATTTGCGTCGATCTGAATGTTGTCGACGTCCAGCTCGTTGGCAGTGACTTGCCCCGCGGCCCCATAGATGACAGCCTTGGAATTGACCACAGTGTCTGCGGTGGATCCGTCCACAAGATTAAGTTCTGCGGCAGTCGAGGTGACTGAGGTGCCACCAATCGCAAGCGTTGCGGTATTGATTTTGGTAGTAGAAAGCGCGGTGTTCGCATCGACCACTGCGGCACCAGAGCCTGCGCCGTCGAGGTAAACAATTGCGGACTCACCGTTGGCAATCGTGACGTTGCCGCCAGAGCCTTGACTGATCGCAATCGACTGAGATCCAGTGGTTGCGTTTTCGATATACATCACGCGAGATACGGTGTTTGGCGCAATCGTCAGCGTGCGCGTAGCGGTTAAGCTACCAGCGCTGGTGACTTTAAAATAAAAAGCCCTTGCTGGATCCGTGGCGCCGTCCGCAACAGTGGTGGTGACATCAGCGTCCGAGGCGAACGCGGCCTGCGTGTTAAAACCCAGCGCTTCACCAAGAAGCTCCAGATTTGTATTTGTGGTGGTTCCCCACGTTCCCGAGCCCTCGCCAGTGGCAAGCTCAGTAAGGCGGAGATTGTTGACATAAGTTGCCATGGTAAGCCCTCTTATCTCTCAATCGGAGTGTAATTCGGAGTCTGGTCAGTATCAATCGGGAACCACAAAAACATATTACCCGCGACGGCAAGAAATTGAACGCCAGTCGGATTTACATTTGTGCCTATGTTTGGAGCGGGGGCAGAAACCGCAGAAGTAATCTGAACCCCCGCGGGCTCGCCTACATTGCTGACTGAGGTTGTGAGGGTGCCAAGTGCAGAAGTAATCGCTACCCCAGTCGGCTCGACAGGGCCAGCTTCGTTCCACGCGCCCGAACCCCAGCTCTGTCTGCCCCAACCTGTTAAGCTCGACATAAAAAAGCCGCGTCCCGAAAATCGCTAACTTATCATACAAACTTCTGTAGAGATTGGACAGTATACCTTTCGGGCTTATCGATGATCTTGCGGATCTGGGCGTGACTGAACACGCGCTCATTCTGGAGCGAATTTATCTCTCGGGCTATTTTGCTGTAGCCCATTTTACGCTGGCGCATTTTCAGGATCACCTCGATCCACTTCTGCTCCTCGGGCACCGGCTCAAGCCATTGTCTTATCTTGCCTTCGTGTTCGACAGGTTTAAGTCTGAAACCATAGGGCACAATTGGCCCGCCTGACCAGAAGCCCTGTCGCATCAACTCGACCTTTCGGTGCTCGCACTTGTCTCGCTTGACCGCGGCGTTAAGCTGATGGACTGCCTGCAATGCCATCGTAAAAATGCTGTGTATGCGACTGTCCATATCGACATGATGCTCCATGCCCTCGACATATCGGTGAGGTGATCGGTGGGCAATAGGCATATCGCCAAACTGCTCACAAAAGTACAAATGTACACCCGTCTCTTGAAAGTGCGGAATCAGCTCAAGCAGTTCTGGCACCGACATACTCAGCCGGTCGAATCGCGTAGCAATTACAACGTCGTGCTCTTCCATCACGTCTGTCAAAGTGCGAGCGCCTTCACGGTCCAGTATCTTGGTCGATCCAATGCACTCGGTGTCGATGAAAAACTCATCCACCGACTTTTCGTACTTGGATTGAGAAAAGGCGGTGATTAACCGCCTTTGTCGCTCGACCGAAAGGTCTTTAGATTTTGCGTCTGCCAAACTCGCTCGAATGTAGCCATACACACGATTGTGCTGTTGGCCGACTGGCCTCACGATCATTTTGTGCCGCCGCGAAAACCGTAGTTTTTCATCTCTTCGTGAAGTCGCTTCCAGTTAATGTCGAGCGGTCGCCAGTCCTCTGCCCGATCTGCAAACATCGTGTGGCCATCCTTGACCAAGCAGACCGAGCGGTAGGCTTTCGGCACACCTTCATACACGATGTCTATGTCGTGCAGTTTGCAGGTGCGCCGCACGCGGTTGTAGAAAACTTTCTTCTCAGCCGCGTTCATGCGAAGGGGTTGCCGCCACTGGCATTCGGCAGTGCAAGAAAGTCTTCGTGCAACATATCGATAAAAAGACTGTCGCCTGCCTCGTTGTAAATAAATCGGACTCTCATCTCTGCGCCATCGTTATGATCCATGGCAAAGACAACGGGGAACAAGGTCTTTAGATCAACGTCCTCAAAGAACTTGTCTTCGATTGCTCGATTGAATCCCAACTTGACGGCTTTGTCATTGGCATTCTTGAGCAGGTTGTAATCAAAATAAGTGGTCATTACTTTCTCCCTGATAAAAGCGCGTGTCGCGCAACATACTTTTCAAGTCGCTCAGCGTCTGCTGGGCCAACTACCTTGAGTCGAGTTACATCCATGTTGTCAGCCAAGTCCGCCAGCTTAATGGCTACTGCTTCGGGATCACAAAGAATCCCTGCGTAGTAATCATCGTCGCTCTCACCCTTGACCCTAGTGAGCAACAGAACCAACTCCGCGACCCTGAGACCGAACTTCTCCTCAATGTCGCCGACAGTAAATTCAGTGTCCTCAACAACGTCGTGCAAAACTGCCGCAATCTTGACGTGATCGTCACCAGCAACTGCGGCCATGACTCGGAGCGGGTGCGTAATGTAAGGCGCCCCGCCCTTGTCAACCTGACCAGCGTGAGCACAAAGCGCGAACTCGATTGCGCCTTCTATGCCCTCCATAACTACTTTCCTCCCTGTTGAACTTGCATCTGAATAATAGCAAACTGCGTGTCGATGTGCAAACAATTACTCGTCGTAAAAGCAGAAGTCGAAAGAGTAATACGGCTCTGCGTATCCCCAAGGACCGTTGACGAATCGCTTGACTGCCCACTCAAAAGGACCAGACTCCCAGCCGATTCGCAGATAACCATCCTCTTCTCTTTTGTAGACTTCGTAATCTGGGTTCATGCCGTGCAACTTGCAATCCTTGACC